GATCCAATTGTTAGAACGTATTCAAAAATAAAGTCTGGTGAACTCAGTCCCGGTATAGCATTCCATTATCCAACATGGGAATTAAACCCAACGTTTACTAAAGAAGAGCTTTTGAAACAAGCTGATTCAGAAGAAGCATTTAGATTGAAATTTGCTGCTGATCCATATGCAGTTGTTACTGTATCTAGAAGGACAAAATTGTTTAGAGGCAAGATTCCATTGGATCACAATATGTTCAACGTACTTGAATCTGATGTATACTCAGATGATAGGCCCAGAGTATTGGGTTTGGATCCTGCAGTCAAATCAGATACATTTGGAATTGCCATTGGATACTACGATTGGGCACATGATCAAATCGTAATAGATGGGATTAAGGCATTACAACCAGAAGATGCTGGAGGCGAATTAGATGCTAAAGAAATTCTGTCATACATAGTTGATAACATTTGCAACCGGTTCAACATCTTAACATTCGGTGTTGATACTCATATGTACATTGAATTAGAACAAACACTAGAATCTTTAGGACTTATAAAAGACTTTAAATGGTTAACACGACAACATTATGAAAATTTCAAGTTTGATCTTGAAACCGAAAAAGTCAAAGTCGTTTATCACCCGAAACTATATAAAGAACTTAGAGATATAGAAATAGTAAATGAAAGGCGTGTGGATCATCCTAGAGGCGGTTCTAAAGATGTTGCTGATGCAGTCGTACAGGTTCATAGGTTATTGCGTAAAGAGTCAGAATCAACAAAACCTATATCATTGCCATATATAGTTACATTCAAGAGGTGAATTTAAATGGTTTACACATATGTTGGTAAAGGTACAATAGTCTTAGGAATCCGTAATAAACCAGTAGAAAAGTTAACTGTTGGTGATAGAGTACTTGGTTACTATATAGGTGTCGGTACAAAGTACCCAACTGATAGTAAAGTTAAATCTGTCAGGTATGTTGGTAAAGCTGATTGTAAACTTGTAGGCTCTCGATCTGAGCATGCATTAGTGGCCGACGGTCAGTACACTGTAGACCCTGCCTTTAAATACACTGATGTTGATGATATTGTATATAGTGTCGGAAGAAGTATACCACGCCCGTTCAAAGTCAATAGGGTAGTTCCTGAAGTGGACATTTACGAAATCGAGTTAGAAGATTCTGATGTTGTTCCGTTACTTACGTCCTATATGTTTGTTGTATTCACTGATAAACAGTTAAATTTTCAAGGTGGTCTAAGTGGCGAAGAAGTCTCCAAAGAGCAATTCAAACAATCCGAAAGATTCGAACAAACCAAAGAAGAAGACAAACAAGAAGAAAAAAATGAACAAAGAAGAAAATCTAAGCGAAAACGAAAACCAAAATCAAAGGCAAAATCAAATGAATAAAGTACTGTACATAGAATTTCCACGTGTAGACGGATATATTCGCTTAAAAATCAAACCACTAGACTTAAGGTATTTGGCAGAATTAATTGACATTTACACAATAAATTTCCCAGAGTTTTACAAACCACTAACTCAAAAGATATTACAGGATTTACCAAAATTAGTTGAAGTGACAGAAGATAGTATTCCTGTTAACGTAAAATTATTGGGTTCACCAATACCATACACGCCTGACAGAGAAGATTGTAACCCTTTAACATTTAGTGAGTTACGTACATTAATTGACGAAATTTTAAGATTCGCAAGTATTATACCGCCAGACGACTGGACGTTGAAATTAGCAGAAGTAGATGTTACAGAATATTACGATGATACATTTAGGCCAGATAATACATTTTTCACGTTTAGAGATGACAAATTAGTCGTATTGAAAGTAGATCCAATTGATTTTCTAGATGCGGCTGAAATATTGGATAAACTTCAAGCGCAACAAATAGAAGTTACACAGGCACAAATACAGAATCGAAAACCTAAACTCATATTGTCACAGAAGTGGTTATTTGAGTTGTTAATACCAAGATTACCAGATCTATTAACGTGTCATCCAAAAAGTCCAGGGAAAATCGATATATCAAAAACGAATTCTTTTGATATAAACGAAAACCCATTAATGCCATTTGAAATTAACAAAATAATAGATATGATTCTAAAAGTTTCAGGTGTATTACCGAAAGATCTAATGAACTTTCGTTGAACGGATTAAAAATTTCTTGAAAAAGGATTTAGCCAAAGGAATATTTTCAATGGCACAAGGACTACAGAAGCGACCATCTGAAATAGTTGGAGGGTTTGGCCACCCAATTAAAGACTTTTTATTCGATATGATGGTATTCAACGAATTTACTACTGATGACAAAGGACAAGTCAAGAAGCGTTCAAACATGACAGTACAGGAACTTATTCAAGCACATGAACAAGGTTTAGATGAACTCGATATAGCAGAAATGTTAGGTGTCAAAGTTGTCAGACGTTAAATTACTTCCAGTTATTGACTATAGATTTAATGCAACATTTTATCCGGATTCAGTAGAATCGAAAGAACAGTTACCGCTAGAGCAGTTACAACAAGTTGTAGCATATTCGGATTTTACGTCTACCATTTATGATACGCCAATTCCTACTGAAGTGATACGAAAAGAACCACTTTATACAGTACCATCTGAAATCAGTTTTACAAAAGCTTTTTTAGATTGGCAAATTTTACGAAAAGGTGCACAGCGAAAGGATATTAGAGTGCGCCTAGGTCAATTTGAACGCACTCTGTTATTTCAATGGCGTATAAATTTACCATTTAATTTTGATTTTTTGGATCCAGATTTTTGGATCAAAAATCAGATTTTGATTCCAACTTACTATGTCGATTCAAAAACAGGAAAGCGTATGTGTTTTATTTTCGATAATATGGTATTAATCGACTGTAACGTTACTATTAGTACAGATCAGGTTAACACAATTTCGTGTACGTTATTTGGTTTTAATCCACAAGTAACGTTTAAATCATTAGGTTTAAATGACAATTATGATTTTGATAGCTGGATTAACGATATAGTAGAAATTCATACTAGTCCAGATGACATTGGCCTAGTATCACAACACAATGTATTTTCTATGTCGATATCACAGCGAAGTTCTGTAAACTTTGTTACATATAAGAATGAGACGCCGACAAAAGATATTTGGTATATCTATATACCTAAGCCTAATGGTTCATTTCAGCGTGTAAATGGGTACATTAATCTTTCATCGTATGTCACTGACTTTGATGCTTATCAATGGGTCTTAGTTCAATCACAACCACATTATAGTACTACAATTGAATTGTTCGATGAAAATTATAAGTTTACACGTATTAACGTTTCGAAGATAAGAGTTGATGTAAAGAGAAGGCCTGAAAAAACAAATGAACAAAAGAAACTATTATTAGGTACCATCGAACTGTATGTAACTGATTTTGATATTCAAGAATTGCGAATTACAGCTTCTGGTTACGGCCGAATTATTAGGTGACAAAAATGTCATATGTAATACAGTTCTCGTATACAGAAAATGGACAAGATAAGGATATCTCATTCATAGTGGATAGTCTAGAGATTAATCGAATGCCAAAATTCACTTACTATTGGGACACTGTAGACAAAAAACCTAAAGGAATTGAATTTAATGAAAAATGGTCACTTAAAGATCAAAATGCCGACTATTTTCAAGTTTCGTTTACAACACAGAATACATGTACATGGGTACAACATATCCTCAAATGGTTTAAAGACAAAACAGTCTTCAAGGTACTTACACCCCAACTATGTTTCAAGTATGCAACGATACTTAGTGCAACTATAAATGATCATCAGATTAACGTCAGTTTAATAGCAAAAGATCCGTTTGATAGACAAAAAAATTTGAAAACTCCTAATACTCATTTAGCATTAGAAGCGAATTATCGTAATGCAAAACCTGGATTTGTCAAGACGTTTCAGTTTGGAAATTATGTCGCTATCTCAACGTTTCCTTTTAAACAAGATAACAAGAATTTACAAGTTCAAGTTGAAAAGAAAGGTCGGTTAGTGTACACAAACAAATATTGGTCAATTTACAAATTACCAATCTCATCAAAACCACAAGTTATTCCGTTTAGAAT